GGAAGAATAGGCATAACTGCGTCTTCTTCAGTTTCATTTCCAAGATAACTCATAGAAATAAGTTTCTTCGTGGTCAATGAGCGTTCTGTTAAATCAATACCTGCAAAAGGCGATCCATAAGTATCACCTCTTTCTTCTAAGTTACCGTGTGGGCTTGAGCCCGTTGCGGTTTGATTAGAAGTATATTCTGCGTATCCCGAGTCTGGTAAGACAGGGATCAACATTGTTGCAGCATTCATTGTAATTTCGTCAAACATAGGGGCGAGTATCAGTTTGTTCTGAATATCCCTCCAAATATTTGTTGAAACTTCTTGCTCGAAATCAGCAGATGAAACGGCTACACCGGAGTGTGCGTTCTGTTTTTCTATGACAGATTTACCATAAATGGTATCTTCCATAGGTCTACCTAACGCTTTACCTAATAGCCATGCATCATCAATATCTTTAGAATTGTAAAAACCTTTTTTCTCTCCTCTATCGGAGAAGGTTCTTTTAGATTCACGAATATTCATGATTTCATCTGATTTTTCTTTCAGTTCTGCTTTCAGTTCATCAACAACAGATTCTAAATTAGTATAACCTTTATTAACACGATCTTCTAGATCAGAGACAAGTCGTTCTGCTCCTTCTGTTCCTGCTTTTACTATACTTTCAACTTCTGCTTTCTTTTCTTGAATTCCAGCTTTTTTAGCAGCTTCTTCATCTGCGGCTTTTTGAGCCTCAGCTTCAGTCTTTGCTTTTTGTTCAGCTTGTTTCATTGCGTAAGCTGCAACTGCTTTTTCAGCAGCTTGCTTAGCAAATTCGTCAAGATCGAAATTTTCTGTATTTTCAGACATTTCTGTTTCCTTGATTACAGTCTGATTGACTGTTGCTTCTGGTGAATCTATAATAATAGATTGACCAGTTTTGACATTATTAGTCTTCCAACTCTGATAATCTTTATCAGAATCGAATGACTTTGCCACAGAGAAGGTCGCTGCTTGATTAGCGGGTACTGATACCACACTAATTTCAAACAATTCTGCGTCCTTGATTCTATAGCCGTCGGTTTCCTCATTATAATCAGCATCCTTGACTCGGAAACCAACACTAAAAGCTCCAAGAACACCTTCCTTAACTAAATCTCTAATTTTTCCTGCTGATTTAGATATTCTACCTTTTATCTTTAATCCAATATCATCAACACCTAATTCAGTTGTTTTACCGATAGGATTATGATAATCATGGTTAAAAAGGATGATAGGATTATTTTCATAATTACCTATTCCACCTTTTGACCAAGCTTTAGGTTCTATAATATCTCCAGCTCTGTCTTGATCATTAGTACTTGCGTAACCTTTAATATTTACGCTACCATCTTCATTTACATCAATTGCTTTAAAATTAGAAGTTAAGTTAAAAATTTTTCTCATTTATTTCCCCTTTTTTGCTACTTTAGCCTTAAATTTTGGCTTTGCAGCAGGCTTAGGTGTGGGAGCAGGCTTAGTTGCCTTCTCGTATTCCTCTGGGAAACTCACCTTAATAATTTGTAATAGCCTAGCCCAAGAACCAGTAATTTTTCTTACTGCTCTTGCTCTGTGAGGAGTATCGTTTTGAGCTATATATTCTTTCATATCCATTATTTTGCCTTTCTTAACAAAATAGTCGGCTACTGATTTGACGATTCTTTTTAATCTAGTCATTGTCTTCTTCCTCTGAAGTGTCATCTTCTGAAGGTCTTCCACCCTCACTTGGATTTGCTGAGCTACCTGCTATATTTGCGGGTATTCTAACTTCATCAAGTCCGTCTAATCGTTCCATTCTCATCGCCTCTCTAGCTTCATTAGGAGTTATAATTCCTGTATTTACTAGTGATTGATAATATGCCGCTTGATCTCTCAATTCGGGTTGTAAAGCCGGAACACGGCTTACATCTTCTTGTAAATCAAATCCAAAGTACCTTTCAAATGCATAATTTATTTTTCTAACTATAGGTAGTACAGTTTCTAAATAATATAATCTAAGATTAGGTCTAATATTTGCATTATTTCCACTATCTAAAAGTAAGGGTGGTATTCCTAATGCTGATAATATAATCTTTTCATTTGCTGCAATACTTGGTTGAAAATCTAAATCTTTAAAATTTATTTCATTTAAATTATCTATTTCAAGTCCGCCGTCTAGAATCAAAGGTCTTCGTCCTCCTGTGTTAGGATTGTACCTAACTCTCCAAGCCGCTAACATTCTTTCTTTAATTTTCTCGCTAAGAGTATTTGGGCTTTTTAGTACTAAACCTGGTACTGCCCCATTCTTAAAGAAATTATCTTGAAAATTCCTCATTGAGCCTAAAAGCTTCATGGTTCTCCATGCTGGTTTTAGTCTAGGAACTCCCCTGTAGATTGAATTAAAAGAATTTTCTTTTACATGTATAATCTCACTAGGGGTGTAATCTACTTGTCCTTGATAAACGTATTTAGTTATATACTGAGTTTCATGGGTTTCTATTTCCACGTTATCTGCAGGTAATTGATATAAATGTACTCCATCAAAATATACAAAAATATTACCATCAATTAACAAATCAATTATAAGATTGCGTTTAAAAGAGTTAATATCTTGAAAGGGGTTTGGTTCTATATTCAATAAGAGATTAACTCTAGATTTTCTTATATTTTTAATAATTGGATCTAATCCAACTATTTTATCTCCCACATCAATCGGTATCTCAGCGACATCATCAACTATCATATTAACGCCTCGATTAACAACCTCTTGTTGTTCGTAAGCATTTCGATAGTTTGTTGGAATTTCACGACTAGCAATATTGAATCCTTCATCCCTTGCTATTAAGGGTTGTGCAGGATTTAATTTTTCTTCTAGTTGTTGTCTCCTTCCCGGAATTAAGCCATCGTACCAAGCCATGTTTTCTCTCTCTGTTTCTCCACCCAACGGGGTTGTTTTTTTGCCGTTATAAATTTAGGTTTTTTCCCATATATTGAATGTAATCTTAAGTGGTGTTTATGACAAAGAGTCACCGCATCTTCAAATAATTCTTTAGAGTGTTCTTTTATAAATACATCTCTAACTTGAATTATTTCTTCAGCTGAATCAATCTTAAAACCATTCTTTCTAAGCCATCGTTCTAATAATTCAGTCAAACTATAATAATGATGATAATCTAAGCTTTCTTTATTACCGCAGATATAACATTCAACATCTTTTTTATATCTAGACTTTGCTCTATCTCTTACATATTTTACCAAGTCTCGCTTAAGATTCATTTATTCCAGCCTTATAAGTAATTATACTAAAAAAGTATCGTTTTGTCAAGAACAATTTTTTTCTAGGTGTACCTATTTAAAAAGTTGTCGCTGTTACCTGAAATGTATAAAGTGCATATCTAAGCGCGTCTGCCATATGAGAGTACTTATTATGCTTTGGCTTTTCTCTTAATAAATTAGGATTTGCATCCCACTGATATTGATCTAAAGCCTGTAATGCATGATAACAAGTTTGGTCTACCACTAAAGTATCATTATCAACTATCGCTGCAACATGGGCTATCCCATCTAAAACTGATTTTTTTGCATTGATTGTTGAAATATCAAAATTCTGTGCAAAATCAAATCTAGTTTGTTGTGCTGCGGAGTCAATATAGATCCAGTCTACATCCCATTTATCCATTAACTTTTTAATTTTAGTAGCGTGATATTCAGTAGTTCTTTCAGCTTCTAAATATTCATCTACTAAATAAAACTTTTCTTTATCCCAATTATATCCAATTATACAGAACGCAGTCGGGTCTTTATATCCAACATCGAGCCCTGCAAATAAGTCCATTTCTGAAATATCAATCTCGGATAAATCTGAAATACAACTTGTATAATCAAAGTTCCAAACTTGTCCCTCGTAAACATTAAAGTCTGCAAGATATTCTTGATTAAATTCTGCCTCTGACATAGTTTTTTTAGCTTCTGAGATATCGTCTTTGCTATGTCTTGGGTTTTCATGATAACTTGATTTAATTGAAATCCATTCTGGGTATTCATTGCTATATCCTCTATTATAAAAATCTGCAAACCAATTATTTCTTCCTCTAGGGGTTGATATAAAAAGAGCTTTACTATTTTCTTTATCTAGTGCAGGTCTTAGTGCAATATTAAATGCATCTCGACCATCAACTAAAGCTGCTTCATCAAAGATTATGAGATCATATGATCTACCTACACAAGAATCTACCTGATTAATAGAGCCCATTCGTATGGTTGAGCCATTTGAAAGTTCAATAGTTCTTTCTTTTGCATTATTTCTTACTACCTCTAAATCAAAATGTCTAATAAGATTTCTTTGTAGATCAAATGATATTTGAGATAAAGAGTAATTAGGTGACATTAAAAGAATATGACTATTAGGAACTAAAGCCATTAATTGTCCTATTATATTTGAGATATAGGTTTTTCCTTGTCTCCGTGATAAAGCCGCACATACAAATCTATATTTTGGATTATTAATTGCATTAATCAATGCAATTTGTGAGGGTATCGGAGTAATGCCTAATAAATCTAAATATCCAGTAACAGGTAATTTTAAAAAT